AAGTTGATACGGCGGTAGAAAATAGCGCGCTAACTCCAGAAGCCAAATCGGCGTATAAAAAAGCGGTCAATCTCTACCGGGAAGAATACGTCCCCCGATTTAAGACCGGCGACCAATCCGCGCTTTTGGATGTTGTGCGTAAAAATGAGCCGGGGATATTGCCCGAAGACGTCATCACCAAGTTTATCCAGCCAGGTGGCGAAGCCGCCGCGCAAAACTTGGTCAACATGATTGGCAGCAATCAGAACGCCAAGACAGCGGTAACCGATGGCGTGAAAGAATTGTTCCGGCAGTCGGTAGTCAAGAACGGCGCCATCGACGCTAAAGCGGTGGATAAGTTCATGACCGACTATGAATTGCCGCTTGCCACGCTTGAGAAAGCCGGCATCAAAATTAAAACGGCGCTAGACCTTGTTCGGCTGCCTGCAACCGTTTTTCCGGCAGCCGCTGAAAGATTGGCCGCGCAGAGCCAAACTATTGCGAAACTTCAGTCCAAAGTAGACGCGGACCCTACTAACCGAACGGCCCTCAAGTCGCTGAACGACGCGCAAACGGCCATTAACGAAGTGACTGCCGCGCTGAAAGACAAAAAGAAATTCGCTCAGCTAGTGCGGTTTGGGAGCAGCGTGCCTGAGTCTGGCATGAGCATCGGCGCCAGCGGCCCTATCAAAATTCCAGTGGGCATTACCGCCGAAATTTTGTACAACAACATCAACCGGTTTTTGCGTCAGCGTGTAGAAGGCAAACTCGCCGACCAAATTGGCCGCGAGCTATTAGACTCAGGCGAAATTGCGCGGGCGCTACAAAGAGCGCTTGACGCTAACTTGGCGGCTACCGCAGCCAAGAAGACTTCATCAGGCGTTCCTGCGATACTTAACGCGCTCACCGCAGCCAGTAACACCAACCAACTCGGAGCGCCGTAGTGGAGTATCAAGTCTATTTCAACATCATCCTCGGCGTGGTGATGGCGATTATCGGGTGGTTTGGCCGGTCATTATGGGACGCCAGTATCGAACTCCGCGCTGACCTTTCTCGCTTGCGCGAGGACATTCCCCGCACCTACGTTGCCCGCGAGGATTACCGCGCCGACATCCGCGAAGTAAAAGAGATGCTGACCCGCATCTTCGACAAACTAGACTCCAAGGTAGACAAATGACGTTTGAAGACGCATTCAAAGTACTCATCGGGCACGAAGGCGGCTACGTCAACGACCCGAAAGACCCCGGCGGCGAGACAAAGTACGGCATATCCAAGCGCGCCTATCCGGGTGAGGACATCGCCGGCCTGACGCTGCCGCGCGCCCAAGCCATCTACCACCGCGACTTTTGGGACGTCGTCCACGCCGACGAACTGCCGAAACACGTTCGCTTTGCTGTGTTTGACGCGGCGGTCAATAGCGGTGTCCGCCAGGCTGTTAAATGGCTCCAGCGCGCGGTGGGCGTCGCGGACGATGGTGTCATCGGCCACAAGACCTTAAGCGCGGTGGTGGCAATGGAGCCGTACAAATTGGCCGCAGTATTCAACGGCCAGCGCCTCAAATTCATGACCGAGCTAGAGACGTTTGGCCGGTTTGGCAAAGGCTGGTCCCGGCGCATTGCCGAGAACCTCATCAACCTACCGTAGGGGGCGCCATGCAGTACTTCATCGACCGGGCTAAAGAGCCTAGCACCTGGCGCGGGCTGGCGCTGTTCGCTGGCGCCGTTGGCCTGCACATCTCGCCCGAGGCGCTCCCCGCTATCGGGAGCGCCGTCGCTGCGCTTATTTCGGCAATTGAGGTACTGCGGAAAGGCTAATCAGCCGGTCGAGGTACCAGCGGGCCTTCCGCAAGTCTTCGACCCCGTTCTTGCGTTTCCAGCGCCACAGGTACTTGATAGCGTTGGCGGTGCAGACCGCCTCGATGCCTTCCAGACCGACGGTGGCCGCCGCCAGCGCGTCGATACACTCGACGCCGCCGGCGGTGTAGTGTGCTGGATGGTTGACCGTATCGCTCACGCCAGCATCGCCTTGCGCTCGCGCTCCATCCGCACCGTGCAGTAGCGCTGGTGCAGGCGCAGCATAATGGTCAGGCGCCGAGCCCCGGCGCACTCCTCATCCAGCATCTGCTTCACTTCGTCTTCGGTCATCGTTGGCAAGTTCGCCAACAGTTCGCGCCACGTCATCATTTAAGTGCCTCCTGGGCAATGTCCGACACGCTGCGCTTATCGGCTAGCGCAGCCCAAATTTTCTCGTCTATCGTCTGCTCGGCCATAAAGACGTAGCACCATACCGCGTGCTTTTGCCCGCTGCGGTGCAGCCGTCCGATGGTCTGCTCATAGAGTTCCAGCGACCAAGGCAGCGACAGAAAAACCATCTTGCACCCGCCATGCTGCAAGTTAAGGCCATGTCCGGCTGACCGGGGGTGCAGCAGGAGGATTTCGACTTTACCAGCGTTCCAGCGCTCGATAGCACGGTCATCCTCCAGCGTGACGGCGCGGGCGCCGTAGCGGGCCTTAAGGGTGGCGAGTTCAGCCTGATAGTTGTAAACGATTATTGTATTCGCATACTGATTTTCTTCAAGCAACTCGTCCAGCCGCACCAGCTTGTGGTTGCTGAACCACTCGGTGCCGGTGTCGCCGTAGACGAACCCCGACGCCATCTGTTGCAGCTTGCCGGTCACGGTCGCGGCGTTAATCGCCAGCGCCCGACTGTCGGGGAAGATGGCAACAAAGTTCTTCTTCATTGCGTCGTAGGGCGCGCGGTCGAACAGCTGAGTGACGACCGGGACCGTGTGCAGCGGCGGCAGTGTGTCGCTGTAGTCGCCGGGGTCAAGCAGGAAGGTAGCCGGCTTGATGCGGGCCATGACCATCTCAAGCGACCCCGGCACCGGCGTCCACTCCTGATGTTCGCGGTTGACGCAGTAGAAGTACTGCTGAAGGAACGCGCCCTTGGACCGGCCCAGCAGGTTCTTATCGACTATCTTGCACTGGCCGAACACGTCTTCCAGCCCGTTAGACGTGAATGAGCCAGTCAAGCCCCAGCGTATCTTCATCGGCTCGATGACCTTCTCCAGCGCCTTGAACCTGGCGCCTGATGGGTTCTTGAGCCGGGTGAGTTCGTCGAACACGATGGCGTCGAAATTCAACCGCTGCGCGGCCAGCCACTGTAAGTTGTCGTAGTTCGTCACGACCACCTGAGCGCTTGACGCCAGCGCCGCCAGTCGCTCACCGGGTGAGCCTATGGCCACCGCCAGCGTCAGGCCGGGCGCCCACTTAGGTGCCTCGACCGGCCAAACGTCGGTGACGACGCGCTTAGGGGCCAGCACCAGCACCCGGCGCGCGGCGCCGGTGGCTAGGGCGTGTTGGATGGCGGTGAGCGTAACCATAGTTTTCCCTGCACCGACCGGCGCTAAAATCAAGCCGCGCGGCGTGTTGAGCAGGAATTGAGCGGCTGCTAATTGATATGGGCGTGGCTTAAGCATGGCGGGCGAACTCTCCAAATGTGTCGGCGCGCGCCTGCGCGGCAACCGCCGAAGCTTCATCTAGGGTGGCGAAACAACCGAAGGAAACTTGCTTTCCTGCAATGGACAGACGCACCTGCCAGCGGCGCACTTGCTTGTGCCAGTAGACGTTCTTGACGCCGCTCGTGTTGTCCTTGCGCGTTTTGGCGTTCCGCATGTTTTGCAAATGCGTGGCTGGGCGCAAGTTCGCAACCAAATTGTTGCCGGGGTTGCCGTCTATGTGATCGACAAACTTTGGCAGCCACCCATGCACCAGCAAGAACACGACCCGATGAACCGCGTAATGTTTCCGCCGCAAAGTGACGAACTGATACCCGTGCGGGTCTGGTGCCGGGGCAACCTCATCGCCGGGGTGTCTAACTGACGTGCCGCGCCCAGCCTTTATCCGCCAGTACAGCTTGCCCTCGCGGTACTCCCATACGCTGGGCACGATGGCCCATTCAGGGGCTAGGACCATGCTGCGCGGCGTGTTGAGCAGGAAGGCGGCGCCTGCGGTCTGGTAGGGTCTTAGTTGCATGATAGATACGCCTCTATGAGCGCTTGCGCGACTTGCGGGACGATGGCGTTGCCGTAGGCGCGCAGGCGTCCCACTCTGGCGGTAGACCCATGAGCCAACGGGAATGTGCCGGGTTCAACTGGCCGGGCTTTTCCGTCTCGGCAGGGGAGCCAATCACAGTCGGCCCAAAAGTTAGCTGCGCCGTCACGTCCAGCGTGTCCGTGCTGATTTTCCCGTCTCTCATGCGCCCCCCCCAGATACCCACCCTTGTGGTCGCGTGTCGATGTCGTTGGCCAACCCGACAAAAACTGATTCATGTCCCGCCCCAAGCATTTCTGGTTTGAATCCACATGTGTTCTTGCTCCCTCCACATTGTCTGATGCTTGCGGTGTGGCCCAACTCGCCAGCGTCGCCTGCGTGTTCAACCCCCCGCTGCGTGTCCCATCCAACTCGCGAATCCCATTCCCGTCGCTTGTTGTTGTTGTTAGCCACGAACCACAATCGTTGTCTGATGTGCGGGGCGCCGACGCCCGCAGCAGGCATACCGACCGCCCCGCAGGCGTAGTCTTCACTTTCCAAGTCAGCTTGAACAAGGTCGAGCCAGCCGTGGTTAACTGCTGCTTCAACCTGCTCTCCAAAGATGACTGCAGGGCGGCGCTGGCGGATGAGATTGAACCAGTCGGGCCAGAGGTGGCGTTCATCGGCGGTGCCGAGTCGGGCGCCGGCGCTAGAGAAAGGCTGGCAAGGGCAACTACCTGTCCAAACAGGTCGGTCATCGGGCCATCCGGCGAGTCTGAGGGCGTGACTCCAGACGCCGATTCCGGCGAAAAAGTGACATTGAACAAATCCGCTAAGGTCTTCTGGTGCGACATCTTTAATGCTCCGTTCGTCCACAACGCCTGGCGCTATATGGCCGGCGGCGATTAAGTTCCTAAGCCACTGCGCGGCGAAGGGGTCTATTTCGTTGTAGTAAGCAGCCACTGGTCCACATCCTCCTTCGTCCACAGGACGACGTAGTTTTGCCCCAAGCGCAGCATGTCTTCGCGAAACACCTTCTGGAGTTCCGACAGCCGGCCACCGGTTGTTTTGAGTTCCACGAACCACGTCTGACCGGGCAGACAGACTACCCGGTCGGCGACGCCGCGGTGGGCGACGCTGGCGAACTTATACGCCATGCCGCCCTGCGCCTTGACTCGCTGGACCAAGTACCGCTCGATGACTTTCTCAAGCACGACGCTGCCCCCAGTCGTTGTAGTTGCCTTTCTCCGGGCTGTTCGCCCGGTGCAGCAGCCACTTGGTGCCGAGCAGGCGCAGGGCCTGCTGGCGTTTGGCTTCCATGTCCGGGTCGTCCCAGACCGGCGGGGTGTCGTTATTCATCGCTTCACCCGCCTCACGTAAATCTCGGTTCCGTCGGGCCACACCGCCGCTGCGTTTTCGGCAAACGCCGCAAGCATCCATCGACCGGCGTAAGTGCCGTCGATAGTGCCGATAAGTTCGTACTCATCCGGCTCTGCCTTGACCAATTCCTTGGCCAACTCCTCAACCGTCACAAACTTACTCATGGTTATGCTCCTCCAGTTCTTCGGCCAGCTTGTCGGCCTTCAACCGCAACTCGTTTAACCGCTTCTTCTTTCTCCTCAGTTCCTTCCGTTCCGCCTCGGTCAGTTCAGCGGGCGGCGCGTCGGGGCGCGGTGGCGCCACGACCGGCTGCGGGCCGTCCAGATTAAGACGGACCCGCCAGGCGCGGCGGTACATGCCCTTGGCTTCCAGCGCCTTCGCTTTCTGCATCGCCGCGCGGAAATCCTGCGGCGACACGAAGTAATACTCGTATGATTTGTCGCCGACCGTCGGGCCGGCGTGCGGGGCAAGTTTGGCCTTATCACGGGCGGGCATTAGTAGCGCGCCTCTTCGCGACGTTCGTGGAAAAAGTTGTGATACCACGCCTCGCCGACGTGATGGTCACCAGCCTCGTCAGCCTTGGCCGCGACCAAATCGGCAATCATCTTTCCAAGCGCCGCGTAAGCCACGACCTTGGCGCGGTCGTCCTTGGCGTCGAACACCGCCGCCAGCCGCGCGGACAACTGCGTGCTTTCGAGGTAGGACATGTCGTCCAGCACATCGTCCGCGCATTCGCGGACGTACTCTGCCCTCCAGCCGTTGCGGGCGACCTCGCCCAGCTTTCCAAAACTGTACGGGCCGCTGACGCCGTATTCAGACGCCAAAAACTCTGCAAACTTCTTGGTCAATTCATCCATCGGAGTCACTCCTGTTGTTGTCGAGATGGGCACTGTAGCAACATCACAAACATGTTGACAAGCCTCCCGCCAAAAAATTATTCTGCCGCCTCACCCACACAGAGGCATCATCATGCAACACTCCTCAGTCGTCGGCGGGTCCACCGCTAAACGTGTTATCAACTGCCCCGGCAGCGTCAAGCTGGCGGCGCAGATGCCGCCCCAGCCATCATCCAAATATGCGGATGAAGGCACGTTATTGCACAACGTGATGGCTATGCTCCTTGAGAGCAGCGGCGACCCCATGTCGCTCGTCGGCACCAAGTACAACGACATCAGCCTGACCGCTGAACTGGTCGAAGAAAAGGTGTTGCCAGCGCTGGCCGCGCTAGATGAAATCGACCCCGACAACACCGCCGACATTGCTGTCGAAAGCCATGTCGATTTCGGCAGCTTCATCCCAGAAGCGTTTGGCTCGACTGACGTCCTGATGCGCGTCGGGTCCAAAGCGGTCGTGTTGGATTGGAAGTTTGGCAGCGGCATTCCGGTCGATGCGGAGGAGAACCCGCAGTTGATGTTCTACGCCTGCGCGGCCATGCGGACCCCGCGCACGCAGTGGGCGTTCGACGGCGCCGAAACCATTGAACTCGTTATTGTGCAGCCGCCGCACATCCGGCGTTGGGAAGTCAGCCGCCGCCGACTGGAACTGTTTGAAATCGACCTCCGCAACGCGGTCGCGCAGGCCCAAGCGCCCC